GTCAGTTGTTTAGGCTGGCCCGACCACCACCCTAAAGGGGTGATCTCCACCCAAGTTTCATGCTTGACGACTTGGGGCGTCCAGAACGCTCTAAGTGGTCACTCACTACTTGGATTTCTCCAAGGTCACCTCGTGAAGACGCCGTGAGGCTGAAATCACAAGGGTCAATGTCGGATGGATGCCAGGGGACTTTACCCCTTAACCAAGCATCCGTGTCCAACTTGAGTAAACACTTAAGAAGGGCACCAGCCCCCTCTAGTTTATCACTAGGGGGTTTGGCCTTCACCACATAGCCCTTGACAAGAGGGCTATGAAGGCTTGGGTGAGCCTTCTCAGCTTGATAGCCGAGAAAACTAACCCTGCCCAACACTGGGGAAGTAGGAAGGACGACAGGGAAGTTGCCTCTCAGCAGCTTCCTGAGAATGTCGTCCAACCATTCACATGTCTTCCAGTAACCACTCAAATAGAGTTGATTACGCAGAGAGACAAGTGATTCAACCTCAGTCACGTCCTGCCGTTGTGTAGGAAACGCTTGCCGGACACGAGTTATAGAAACATCGTGCCCATTAAAGTACTCCCTACCACAAGACTCTCTGAACTTCCCAGTCCAGAAAGACTTGCTCGTCCCTACTTGAGCACCGAAATGTTCAAGCATACGAACAACGGAGGTCACATGGTCTACAGGGACAATTAGATCGTCCCCATAGATACGCACCGAGCCAACGAGGTCATTAAGATCCCGACGGCAAAGTGGCGTACTAAGCGATCTCTGAATCCCCATGAAGATCAATGTTGTGAAAACCATTGCTTCAAATGGGAAGCAAAGTGCTGAACCCATAGACGCGTACTTGGACAGACGGATCACTCCGTGTCCGCGTACGACGGCCCGGCGGGAGCGTGTCGCATCGACAGCCTCAAACAAATGAGGATACCGACGTAACATACGCCTGACGAGCTGATTGGAGACCCTATCGGAAGCATCACTCAAATCGAGTGTTGCGGTCCGCTGATCAAGCGAACCTTGTAACGCCAGTTCCTGGTTAGGAACCTGGTCATCAAAACCGATAACCTTCACAAGGAAGTCATCCTTGTAGAAGTGCTCGAGAAAACTGCGAAGAATTCCCTGCTGCATATATTGCATGCAGGTAGGTTCCATAGCAATGACTCGAGGAGTCTTCAACGTTTTAGGAACCAAGACAACCTTAACGGGTGTCTCGGAATCGGGTTCGTCGAAGTCAACTCCATCCAGACCAGAAAAATAACTCCAGTTTGGTAGGAGGTTCTCACCAGCCGTTAAGCCGGCTTGTTCGAGACGAGTAGTCCAGACTGCTTGATTAAACTTACCGTTTCCGGTAAGCCCATCAGCAGTAGATCCTGGACCATGCTTAGGAACTATCCTCCCGTAGTAGACATCTCTGTCCACCTCGGAAAAGACAGTTCCAAACAGCAAATTCGACATACTCTCAAACTCGATGAGATCACTCTCATCGAGGCGAGAATCGAATTCTCTGACTTCGAGCTCACACTCGAGATAATTGCATAGCGCCTTCCTCTGCCTTGCTGGGGAGCAAGGAAGAGTCATCTTGCCAAACATCAGTGTTAACTGACGAATGGCTCGAATGGAGTCTATGCAAGGATCATCGAGTAGTAGGCCACTACTCCGGTCGAACACACGACTGAAGAAACCTCGTAGAAATACGGGGAAACTTCCTCCACGTTCACAAGTGAATGCGGAGTGGCTAGTCACCCGACCTTGGTCAAGCCACTTTTGGGTAGCTTTTCCAAGATCAGGTAGGGTTATCGTTAAAAACGATAACCCCTCATGTTCGACACGCGCCATGACGGTATTAATGTCATGGCTGGCGCTAGTGCAGCATTGACTGGCAGATTCCTCTGCCAATCTGGACCAGAGTGACATCAGCCTTTTCATCGACCCTCCTTTCGCAGGAGGTAACCGAATGCCTAGCCTGATGACACTTACAACTAGTTATGGTAGAATTGAAACTCTACCAAGGCATAGGCTTTAACCACGACTCCCCTCTTACGGGGATCTATCGCGGATTCAAGCACGAACCAGTAACTAGTTACCACGGAGTGACCTCCTCTCGGAGGCAGCCATAATGCAGTTAAGGAGTTACAAACTCAATAACCGCATCGAGGATCCGGGCGATGACACTGAATAGGGCGAATGCAATCACCAGCGTTTTATAGCTGACGGTTACACGAACCTCTAGACGATGAACATCGTCCGAACTACTCTGGCGACCATACTTCCGCTGGACATACGAGTCGTCTTGAAACGGCTCATTGACCAACGGATTCATATGGTCCCCACTACGACTCACCGCCAAGCAACTTGGTGATGAGCGCATCGGAGTTAGCTGCCAACATGGCTTTGTAGCCAGTGTAAACAGCCAAAACTTCGGTATTCGTATAGCCCGCGGGCGGAATGTCGAAGATGGTAGACAACGCCATCCCGACCTTCACGTTTTCCGAAGGCTTAAACGGATCCGAAGTGATCTTCGAATGGTCGATCCTCAAGACTCTGCGCGCCCTACCCTGTTTTACGAGGGAATGGTTCACAGAGACCTTGATCAGCCCGTCAGCAGAGGTGTAAGCTGACTCGTCACCTTCCGCAAAAGTTCGCGGAAGGGCCGAGGTAGCCGCACTAATGGTGACGGACAAAGGGTCGGTATATGCCACAGGCATCACTCCTAGGGCTCAGGTCTTGAGCCCCAATTGGCGTTTGACGCATCACGTTCATCTCTCACCGCAGACGGGTTAAACCGACAGCGGCAAGAATGGACTTCTGTAAGGTCGAAAGACCATCCAGAGTGAGTCCAAACCCAAAGGGGTTCGCCGCCTTCCGTTGCTTAGTCTCAACGACTAAGGTCACAGGAGGCGGAATCGTTGCCGGCCCATCTATAAGATTGGCCGGACCAACGTAAGTATAGGTATCACGAACAATTGAATGTTCCATGATATACCCATACTTCATAACCAGACCGCCATTGGCCCAAGCGCCGGCGTTGTGTAATACATCGCCCGCATTGGAAAACCAATCGATAGCCCAACTCCAAGGGGTAAGTTCCCAAATTACATCTGGAGTCAGCTCCAAACCGAATAACCTTCGGAGGACCTGAAACTTCGAAGCAAATGGCGTATACAACTCCGCAAAGAAAGTCTGCGGAAGATGATACACAAATGCTCCGGAGAACCATCTGTAAACCGACACCTCCCGGTGTCGTACAACTTGCCCTCTTGGAAGTTTCTGAAAATCCTGGACGAGTGCTCCATTAGCTCCCATTCCTGGGAGTGTATTTGGAGTCACTACGACTTCGGAAACAGAAACCTCTGGTTTGAAAACAAACCTCCGACGAACCACCTGACCATTATCACGGACATACTGTTGCAACAGCTTGTCCATGTGAATGACGGTTTTGACAAAGTCAGAAACGTCGCTGATCAGGGGGAGAACACCGAATTGGTAGTTCAAGAATTCCGAAGCGGGAGACTTTAACATCTCCTTAGCCTCGGAAGCTCGAGACTCCCAGGTGTCTTTCCCAATTAACTTGGGAAGACCCTCTCGGTACAATTCTGCTAACGCTGTTAGCAGATTCGCGGTAGGTTGAGCAGGGGCACATTTAGCAATAGCCGTAGACCCATAAGTGCTAAGCGACGATGAATCGCTATGCACATTATCGGGAAACGGTGTCTTGCTAGCCAAAAGGATTTCAGCCAAATGAACCGGCCCGTCATAGACGTGCCGGACATCATAAGGAAAATTTCCTTGTGACCACCCAGATTTAGCACGCACTCTCGGTGTTACCACCGGGAGCACGTACTTCTTCTGAGTGAAGAAGTCCCCGCCCACATCGCCAGGGGGAGATGTACTAACATCTCTCCATAGCGGATGGTTTTCGGACACAGTCACCTGTGTCCCCTGCAAGTGTGCCGGATCCTTAGGCGAGTCGTTGACCACATACGGATTAAAGTCCTCGTGCACGGTTTCACCCGTGAACCGGTGTCTCTTATCCAGTGACCAACGACAAGTGCCTAAGCCATAATAAAATGGCAAGGCTCTTCGCTTGGTCTCCGCCACAACGAACCAGAGCTCCTTCCAGCTTGGGAGGTTAATTCCTCCCAGTCACATCCACCCAACCTGCTCTCCCCGGAAAGGAGAGAACAAACAGGATGGACATGGATGAACTGCACTGCGCCGGGGCCCC